TCTTTGCGGTCCACCTCACGCTGCGTGGCACCGAGTTCAGCCGTTTGTGCTGATAACTCCGCTTCTTTGGCCGCTGTTCGACCTGCTGAAAGTTGCGAGCCTGCTGATAACAGCGTTGAGGCGGCCATGAGTGAAATGGAAACAGGATCAGCCATCAGACGGCCACCTCCAAATAGACGGCCAGTACCTGCATCGGCACGGGCTCTTCTTGTGTGATCGTCAGAGCTGCATCTACGCTCCACCCTTGTAAGAACATCCGCTTTAAACCGGTTTGAGGGATGACTGACTCAAACACATCAACCCCCATCGTTTTATCGGCAATACGTTGTCCGTTAACCAATACCCCGTTACTTTCAAACAACTGCACCCCAGCCCGCACAATCCGCTTAGGCAATGCCGCATTCGGCCCGTTTTTAAGTTGGATACTTAACGGCATCGTTTGAATAATGGGTGTGAAGTTAATGCCACCCGTAATGAGGTCCGCTTGACGCTCTATGGTGATCTGTCCACCCGTTACCACAAACTGCCCCATGTAGCTGGCATCGGCGATCACCTCAATGGTTTCGCCTTCGAGGTGACTGAGCCCCGTTAAGGTATCAGTGGACGTCGCTGAGGCGCTTGAATCGGTGGTTAGCGAAGGATCCTCCCGTTCTAGGAAGTAGGTATCAACCGCGCCTATCGTGCGTTTAACGTACGTATAGAGCGTGTCATCAACCACGGTCGCTGAGACGATTTCGCCGTCGGTAACCCAATCGGTGAACCCATTCACATCCTCACTGGCCATGGTGTTAAACACCGCCATTGAACCGTCTGAATTCACGATATACACATAATTTGCATCGACCGAACTGGTCCCCCGTGACGCGGTTAATGCGATCGGGTCTTTGATTAAATGACTCGCTAACACACTGACGGAGCTCGAGTCGTAGGACTTGTTCTCATCCACAAAGAAGAAGTTTCTCACCGCTTTACCCGTGCGTTGAACAAACAAGGTCAATCCATCAACCGTGACTGGACGCACTTTTTTTGCGCCGTAATTGGTTTGCGGTAGTACGGCAATGTTGGCCGGTGTGACTGGACTGGCAGTGATTGAAAACTCACCACCGCTAGTGAACACTTGCAAGGAGCGGTTAGAAAACAACCCCGTAATCGCATTCACTTGATCCGTGTCAAGCGTCGCAGCAATCCCTTCATCGTCACGGGCTTTACCCTGATTGAAATCAAAGAAGAAATTAACCTTTGAACCCCAGATAGTCGAGGGTCTAAAGGTCGTGCCACCTAACCACAATCGACCTTCATGAAAGACCGCTGTTCGTGGCCATCCCCGTGTTGCTGACCAGGCATTCTCTGATTGTGCGACACCGGCCTGGGTTTCTACCACCGCAACCGAAAACGACACCGCCTCGGTTAATATGGGTGTGAAGGCCATCACGTCCCAATCTTTAGCGCTCGCCCCTGAAAAAGTAATGGTATAAATATTGCCCGGCGCACTCGACACCGATACCGACCCTTCTCCCGCCGTGTTAATAAGCGCAATCAACGAATCTTGTATCGTCGTTTGATTACTGGCATCACTCCCTGCAAATACCAGCTCATCCGTTAATATGCCCTCTAACGAGATTTTATACCGATCACCCACTGAGACATTCGTAAAGGTTGCGGTTTGTATTTCACTGGTTGGGGTGGGGCTGGACGCATCGTTAAAATCAAACTGGGGGATGTTTTGTAACGTCACCGCGCCAATGGTCCACAACACGTCCGACGTTCTGGAGATTTTTTGTGGGGCGACATCACTGTGAAACAATAAGGCAGTGTCCGCACTTTGTATGAAATCAATCTCTTTGATCTGCGCCAAGGTATAGGGCGTGACAAAGGTGACCTGTGATACCCCTTCTTTAAAGACTTCACACTGCAAGTTAGTAAACAACAAGCAGTAATTCACTTCCGTGGAGAAGGAGAAATTAAAGATGCGCCCGTCAGTGTCTTCGCTGATAAACTCCGTGCCATTGCGTCGCCGTACACCACCTTGAACCAGTGTGACAACGTTCTGGGCAATCTTTGCCCCTGCGTAATAGGCCTGAAGGTCTTTTCGACCGAGAAGGCGCGGGTCTAGCTCACCGCGATTAAAGGAGCTTTGAAAGGACCATAAGCGGCCCATTAAAAACCACCACGAACATCGGTAAAGGGTTGATGAACAATGGGGATCTGTGGGTGTTGCATGGCATCGGCGGCATAGGCTTCACTCAATGCCATCATGTACTTTTGTTCGTACAAGGCATTCTTGTTCGCGTCATCGGTCACCGCTAAAGCAAATTCACTGGCCAGTTTGTAGGTTAACGCCAAGGTGAAATACGCAGGCATTAACGAGGTATCCATCCGGTACACGTAGTCCAGATCAATGCTTTGAGCGTCGGTATAGATAAGGTCTCTAAAGATTTGATACTGGCGAACATCCACCACCCGCTCCACCTTCAAACAATCGGTCGGGATTTGAAAGGCGTACTGATAGCCGTTTAAGGGGGTTTGAGACAATCGATTAAGGGATTGCTTCTTAATGGCAAAGCGCCAGTAGGTGCGCGTTAATAACGCCTCTAGTAAGGGTTCGTACAGGGTTTTGGCGACCGCTGCACCCGCACCAGGGTCATCAAAGGAGTCAATACTACCAGCGCCAATCATTGCCAATGCGTTGGATGATATGTCTATATCACTGGCCATAAAAACTCCCTTTAGCAAAAAGCCCCACTCCCTTGCGAGAGTGAGGTTGATCAGTCTTGATCAGTCAGTGGAACTTAGGCCAACGTGAGTGTTGAACTCAATGTAGTCACAACATCTGCCGCCGAGATAGCATCAACAAACACCAAGGTGAATGTCTGTGTACCGCCATTGGCATCAACTGACCAAATCAAATCACCGACGTTGATAACGCCAGCCACATCGTCAAAGTAACCTGAACCCACAACCGTGGCTTTAGCGTCCGCGGTGGTGTATGTCCAGTGGCGTGGCGCATCACTGTTTGCCATGCCCGATAAAGGTAAAAACGTACTTGCTGAAAAAGCCATGATGAACCTCCTATGCGGTTTCGTCGTAGATTGCGCGGAATACGCCTTGAGGTTCACGAACGACCGCACCGGCTTTATACATGCCGTTAGCGAGCCATGAGGTCTTCTGAGCGACCCAATCAATCGTGGTCTTCATGTCGATCCCAATCGCAATACCTACCGCTTGCTTCTGCCAAGCAAAGGCTTGACGAGCTGCTGCGGCACCGGGTAGTCCACCCTCGGTACGGGTTCCGATCTTCTTGATCTTAAAGCCCATGTACGAGTCGAGATCACCATTGACCAACGCTTTAACCGTGTTGAAGTCTGACGACGTTACCGCTGTCTCTTCCAATAGGTTTTGTAGCGCTAGGGCACGAACCACATAGAAACGGTCTTCCGACTGTGACTCTATATCGTCCAGGTGAGCCGCTGCGGACCGAAGCAACGCTAACGTAAAGTTAGTAGCAACGGTTTCACTGCGACCGGTATCGGCATTGCCATCATTGGTGGTGGCATAGGTAATTCCTGCCAGTACATCGATGATGATTTGATCTTCACGACGACCAATGGCTTTAGCAATGGTTTGTGCGAGTTCTGATTTCTCATCAAAATTCACCTCAGCCTGATCAAAAATGTCCGTGTATTCCGGTGCATTCCAGTTGTTCAGGTTAGCGGTTTGACGAGCGTGTGAGATGTCCATGGGTGTGACATCGGCTTGGGTGGCTTTTTGATTCGCCAGCCCTTTACCCATACGTGTGAATTTGTACGCTTCACCGACCACACCAGTGCGGACTGTGACGCAATCGCGTAACGTTTTCATTCCTTGATATTCGTGCTTAACCTCGGAATCAAATTCCGTGACAGCAGCGTTAGAGAGATTCTTTGACATGAGAGTCACCTTTCGTTTTAAACAAGTTCAGCGTTTGCGCTTGTCCAAATGGGGCGCTATTACTGTGATAAATTAATATCCGTAATACCGGCCCCGAAAGGTTATCGATAGGATGGTCCTATTATATCATAAATTGCAATAGTTAAAAACTATATTGCTTCAGCAAATTCATAGGTGACACCAACGTTGACCCCCCCTCCTGTCTCACGGTGCATGGTCATGATGAAGATGTCACCAGGGGTCTGATAGATCTCGGTGCGCCCTTCAAATAACGCCGAGGTTGCATAGCTTTGATCTTGGTCGACCCGACTGCTGAAGACTAGCGTTGCTTTCGCGGTATCAAAGGTCATTGGGGTTGTGACATTGGGGAAATCGTACTCAATCGATTCCAAATGCCCGTCTCTAAAATCTACCCAGCTTTGGTCATTCACCGTGATTGCGGTGGCGTCCCGCGTTGACCAGATCCGAAAGACCGCCCGTTGATCCGCATACGCCGTCCCCAGTAACGCCAGTACATCACGGGTGTTTAATAACGCGCCAATGGTGGTTTTATTCCTCACCGCTAGAATCGGTTGATTGAAATCACTGATAGCGATAGAACCGGTCTCTGTGGTCGTGCCTAAGGAGCCATAGGTCTTGCCATTGTTCTGGCCACCTTCACTGGTGACATCCACACAACCAATTAACAACTGCGCAGCATCGCCCTGGTCAATGACTTCAAAGGCCATCGGTAGACTGGGGTTAAACATGGACAACTCATCCAACGTCCCCAGTAAATCAATCGAATACACCTTCTCCAAATTGATATAGAAGAAATACGACCCTACCCCCCGCCATTGAAACTGAATATCAAAGACGTTCCCCTTCGACAGATCCACACCTGCTGGCACGGGTATAACGTTCTCCGTGTCTGTCGTCACACCGCCCAGGGTGTTACGGCGTACCGCAGTCAACACACCCGCACGCAGTCTAAAGCCAATCCCCGCCTCAGCAGTGAATAGCCCAATGGTCCGCTCTGCGGCCGCATTAGCGACCGGAAAGAACGCCGCTGTTGAGTACAAATGACCCCGATTAGGCTCAT